TCACGATGCTTTTTTCAGGTTGGTAAGGTGGCTTAGTTTCCATGACTGGTAGTCGGCATACATCCATCTGGATGTTCGGCCAAGTTTGATCGGCTTGGGGAGTTTCCCGGCATTAATCTGCGAATAAAAATACTTCGCGGTAAATCCAGCATCCTCCATCATGAACTTCATGTCAATGAGAGAGTCGTCGCGTAGCTCGCGCATTGGTTTTATCTCCGGTTTGGGAATCGAACTGAGAAATGAAACAGGGTGGGAGCCTCATCGAGTGTGAGGCCGTGTGATTCCATGGTTACTCCTGGGTTTTAAGCAATTCCTTCATCCATTTATATGTTTTAGGCGCTCGATTATCAGGTCTCTTAAGTTCTATCTTAAGCAGTGCTATTAAAGGATCCCATTCTTTCAAAATCGGAGCGAAAGCCTTAACCTTCTTAGCTATCATAGGAAAATAGTTTCTAATTTCTGGTATCTCCTCTACCAAGAGCATGCATCTTCGCAAATCAGCAGGGTCGCTTGGCGCTCCAAATCGCTCGTGATAAAAACTTTTCTTCAGACCAAGAGCAATAGATGCCATTGTTGCGCTGCTCACTCCAACTTTTCCATTTGATTGCCATTTAAGCACCTTCATAGCTAAATCTGACATTTCTATCTCCAATAAAAAATCAGCACTCGGCTGGTTATTTTCATTCGATGGTTAAGTGCAAATAATCATGCTCATATAGAGGTGTGGGTTCTGAATGCTCTAATACCATCGGGTCTGATGCGTGAAGCAAATATCCTTTATATGTAATATATGCGACCGGTTCATCCTCCATCACTTTAAGCAGCATCCGATAAGCCTCCAACTGGTAATCTTCCTTAATAGACCTTGTTCCTGATTCCAGTTCAGCGATACGAGCGGATAGTGATTCTTTGGTGACTTGAGTCATTTGGCCTCCTATTTTATTAAAGTGGTGGTAATGGCAAACTTGAGGCCGGGATCTTTTTGCGCGGATTATAGTTGTTTCCGATTATTGTGAACCTGCCTTCACGCATTGAATATTTTCCACCAGTTTCCACATTTATGACATTCCAAATATCATATACACCAAACAAATAAGCTTGTTCATCCTTCTCTACTAGCATGTAGAATTTTCCACCTAACGGTTTCTTTTCCATGACTAGTTGACCTTTCTTGGGCATCACATCCCCCTCATCTTCTTCAGCAAAGCATCCAGAAACTTATTCTCGTTAACCGACTGGAAGCTATTACGCTTCATCAACTCATCTCTTGGCGGCATTGCTCTTTGTCTGCGACGTACTGATAAATCATCTGGGAATATAGATGGATCGTAAGAACGGCCTATCATGATGAAATCTCCGAATCAGTTATTAGACTTAAGTCTTCTGAATAAGCTCTTTACTGCTTGTTCGCTGCGACAAATCTCTTTGCCTATCTCTTTCTTTGTCTTACCAGCAGCCCTAAGACTGACAGCCTTTTCAATTTCACTGTCAGTCCATCTGATGTTTACAAATGCGGTTGGTATAGAAAATTTCTGAGCAAGGTAATAGAACTGGTCAATGTTAATGTTGAGTGAGTCAGCGGCGCGAATTGCAACCATATTACCGGCAACTTCGCGCATCTGTTTCTCAGATACGTTTATTCGTTTCATGAGCGTTTATTTGATGATGAGTGATGGCTTTCCTATCTTTAGTTGAACACCAGGGATAGATATTCCAGCCTTTAATTGATGCTTTATTGCCAGCTTGTCAGCCTTAATAGTTGTTTCAAACTCAACGAATTCAGCAGGTATTGATGATGAGTCAAGAATCTCTACTGACTCAGAAGGGGAACGAATTGTTACCTGATGCAGACCTGCTCTAAATTTTTTCTTTCCTGCGGTAATTAGCGAGTTGGCTATGTAGGACTGAATGTTATCTACCTTATTGAGTATCGATGATGCCCTATCATTTAATGATTTAGCCTCTTCCTTGAGGCGCTCAGCATATCCAGTTTCGTTTTTGCAGATGGCAAGAAGTTGCTCAATTTTATCTGCAAGCTCACCCTCCATGCCTTCTAAGGTGTCTGAAATCAGCTCCGGGTCTAACCCCTCATCCATTAATTTTGCGTAGTCATTGGCGATTTCGTAAAGTTTACTCACTAATCACCTCCAGCTTTGCTTTGCATTCTGCGTATATCGCTTGCACGTTCTGCTGAAGTTTCATGCCAGCAGTGCGTTTATACGCGTCAGCGAAGATGCGCTTTAGGTCATCCATGGTTTCTGCTTGAGCCATTTCGTCGCAAAGAACTTGAACCTGTTCGATGATTTCCTGCTGACGCCGGCGCTCATCTTCACGGATATCCTCTTCCGACTTGTGAGGCATAACAGGCTCAGTCCAAACGCCTTCCTCTTCATTCAGAACGTGAATCGCGCTATCAAGGCGAGAGGCTTTAGGCCAATACTTACTTGCACGCTTAACGACTGTCTTTCGCGCCATCTCATTCCAGTGATTAACCCATGGGCCCTTATCGCTGAATGCAGCTTTGCTCGTCTTCCTGACAGCCTCAATTTCTGCAAGACTCATCTCTTCAGTAAGGTAATCACCTGCAGGCGTCTTAACAGTGCAGTAAACGCCAACGATGTCACCACGTTCACCAAAAGCGTTGTATTTATGTGTCGGAGCCTTATCTAGACCGTTTGACTCATAGGTGTCGTTAGCATGAACAAGCTTTGCCTGACCCCATGATATAACCCCTGACTCCATGGCGATATGCAGCAATCCCATGTAACTAATATCTAGGCACACCATACCGTCGCGAGGAACAAGATAAGCCAGCTTGCTTGCCGGGTTTAACGTAATGCCAATGGCTGCTACGTTGATAATCGCGTTCTGTGCGCTGGTAGGGTTGGAGAGGGCGGTTTTGGCTAGAAAATCATTCTTCTGGAAATACTGAATAGCGAACTGGCTTTCCTTTGCCCACGTAACGCTCTGGTCTGTTAATGCGCCGCAGAAAAGCGGCTCCTGCTGTCTAACAAATTCAACAATTGAGGTCATTCTGCGGCCCATCCATATTTTTCTTCCCACTCTCGCTCAGCCTGGTCATAAGCGATTGCAGTGATAAAATCGTTGTAAGCTTCGCGGCATTTTTCTGATTGAATTGCGAGGCGAAGAACTTTGCTTACTGAGCCAGCTGTAAACTCAAGCGGCTCACCAGGAGCAAGCTCTGTAATTTCCTTTGCGCGATGATCAATCCATTGTTCACGCTGAATGCGAGCCTGATACGCAGACTCCTGTTGTGCATCAATCCTGTCCTGCACGTAATATGCGTTCATATCGCCTCCTGATTTCAGAATGCACGAAGCCCGTCGCTGTAATAGCCGACATGGTTAAGCTGGTTTGTTTATTCGGTTGGTGGGGTAGGGAGTGGCATCCAGTGGGTTACGTCATCGCTGTCGATAGTGTATCTACTAAGCCACGAATCCCATCTGTTACCGTTCCACCACATGGATTTAACTTCTTCTCCATCAGTTACAAGCACGTCAGCCATGTCTTCAGGCATCAGCTCGCTACACTTTATCCATTCCATGAATTCCTCCGATACCACGGCATACCAGCCGCAGCTTTCATTTGCTGATTCGCAGCAAGCCACATATCACCGTCTCGAAGAAATATCGCTATTGCTGCTTTACTCTGCGCAGCTCGCAGTAAATTGTGATTAATCATCTTCAGCACCATTTATATATAGTGAAGATAACAACGCTCCAGATTGCTAAGCATGCAATAAGAGCAATGATGAGAGAGCGACAACCTTTCCTGCTCATTCAACCTCCCGAGCTTTCAGCATCTCGTCTGCCATTCCATATGCCCATCCAGGAATGGCGGCATCAGGCTCATGCGCTGCTATCATTGCCTGCATAGCCTTCGCCGCAAAGTAATCTCGCAGCGTCATTCCTTCATCCATACCGTGATATTCTGTTGCAGGAACAGGGAAGGCTGGCCCGCCATTATCTTTACTCATTCTCTTACCCTCATAAAAAAGGCCGCCATCAGGCAGCCTTAATCTTCATAATCCTGATAGCGACTCATATCATCATCAGGATGCTCATCAAACTCGTCAAAATCCTCTTCCATACATCACCTCAAATTAACGGTATCGATTTACCCTTCATCTTCTGCCGGCCTGAGCAAGTAATGCCGCGCTCGCCAGGCTGTTTGTACCAAAGTTTGTGATTCTTGCGCTCAACGGCTTCTGCGCGGTTTTCCAGCTGCTCGCGATACTCTGCAAGCACAGTTAAGTTAATCGGGTTCAGAGCGCTTTCTACGCGTGATTTAGGCTTTCGATTCAGCGACAGAACAGGGCGGTTATCAGGTTTAGCGCTTACCCCAACAGACAGGGGATTAGCTGCTTTCCATTCTGCCTGTTTAGCTGCGCGGCGTTCGCGGCGGCGTGACTGTGCATCCATTGTGAATCTCCTGTCAGTTAGCTTTGGTGGTGTGACCCTGTGAGGGCTTACGCTGGCGACATGGCCTCAAACATCCAACTGCCAGCCACACCCCAAAGCTTTCTGCTTTGAATGCTGCCCTTCTTCAGGGCTCAATTTTTAAGAGCTTCACCGTCCTGGTGAGTAGTGCGTCTTGCTGATGGGTTAAATATACAAAACGTATTCATTCAATGCAATACAAAATGTATACGCGCGGGGCGTGTTTTTGATAACAAACTGTATATAAAGGGGATTTATTTTTCTTTTGATGTGAAAAAGGCCGCCTAAGCGACCTTTCTTTATGGCAGGTTTGTGATTTTTGCGTCTACTACTACGCCAATTATTCGGCAGTTTCCGTTTACCTCAATCATTGGATATTGAGGGTTTAATGGTTTTAGGAACTTCCTTCCTGCATCGAGCACTAGCTTTTTGAAGGTTGCTTCATTTTCTGTATCTAGCTTTGCTACTACAAGCTTTCCATTGGTTGGCTCTATGTCTGGATCAACCAGGATTACCGTTCCCTCAGGGATGCTTAATCCAACAGGTGACGTCATTGAATCGCCCTTAACATCGAGCCAGAATGAGTCATCAGAACAGTCCACACTTGTTTCGTACCAGCGGTCTATTGCACGCCTGTGATATGGCTCCACGGCTTCCATCCATTCTCCGGCACTTACCCAGCTGATCACAGGATAAGACCCCTTCGAATCGTGTTTGCCATGATAGCTTACGTTTGAAGGTGATTTGTCCTTGATAGTACCATCAGGATTTACCTCAAAGCTCTTGAGCCCAAGATAATTTAGTATCTTGGCGATATCATCTATTCCTGGCTCTCTTCTGGCGTTTAGCCAATGGCTAACGGCACCTTTAGTTAGTCCAAGGTGTTCTGCAAGAGTTTCCTGTGATACGCCTCGACTCTTCATGAGGTCTTTGGCTAGTTCGTACCATTTCATATTCATTCCCTAATCATACGTATTGTATTCCTTCTCGCGAGACACAATTTGTATATTTTGCTTGCTAATAACGAATACGAAACGTATACTTGGTTGTAAGTTATGGAGGTAACCTATGAACAAGCTACGAAGCATTCGTGAAAAGCTTGGTCTAACGCAGGGAGAGTTGGCGGCGGAACTTGGTCTTACTAAGGGAGCTGTAGGTCACTATGAAAACGGTCGTCGTGATCTAAGTGCTACACAGTGCCGACAAATTCTTTCTGTTTTAAACAAGCATGGAGCAGCGGTTGGCTTTGACGATTTATTCCCGCCAAAAGTTGCTTAAGTAGTACCACCGCTCTTACACATCCCAGCCCTGAAAAAGGGCATTCATAAAAAGTCAAAACATGACTTTGCGCTCTATGTGCAAGGTCTATTTCTTTGTTTTCAACACTATGGAATTTAACAAATGGAAAACTCAATTAACCGCAACAAGGTCAATGCACGTCGCATTGAATCCTGGTTGCTCAACCGAATCGCCATGAAAGGTGGGAATAACGTAGCCAAAGCAATCGGAGTTGATAAAGCGCAGATCACCCGCTGGAAGGAAAGCTGGTTGCCGAAGATGGCAATGCTCTTAGCGGTTTTGGAGTGGGGCGTTGTTGATGACGATATCGCCAGATTAGCGAAGGAAGTAGCTGCAGTTCTCACAAAGCAAAAACGCCCCGTTGCAGCGGAGCGTTCAGAGCAAATCTCGATGGATTTTTAACAACATTTCACGGGGTTAATTATACATGAAAAAACTCAGTCCTGACCAGGATAAACCACATAAAAACGTACTACGCGATCGCTATCTTTCAAGCTTTAAACAGCCTGGTCGATTTCGGGCTGAGCTGGAGAAAGTTAAGCAATTACTGAAGGATAAAGATCATGAGTAATCTCGCAACAGTAACTCAGATAAGGCCAATGCAGCGGCCTGTGGAGCGTCGCGTGGCAGAAATCGAAGATGGATATACACGTCTTGCTAACGCCCTGTATGACGAGCTTATCGGCGCAGATTTAACGAAGAACCAGAGCAAGGTTGCTCATGCCATTTGCCGCAAGACATACGGATTTGGAAAGAAACTTGATCGAATTTCTGACAGCCAGTTGGCTCAACTTACCAGACTGCCACGGCAGAAGGTTAACAAGGCCAAGAATGAGCTAATCGAAATGAAGGTTATCCTTCGCGAAGGTAGTCAAATAGGGCCTAACAAGAACATATCAGAGTGGGAAATCGAAGGATGTCACTACTCTGGTGATAATGTCACTAAATTGGTGACAAAAGGTGTCACCAAAACAGTGACTAGCCTGTCACCAAAACAGAGTCACACAAAAGAAACTATTCAAAAGAAAGAAATAAATAATACCCAAACCCACGAAGTGGGCTTGTCTCGTGAAGAAAAATTAACACCACGTCAGAAAGGCACAAACCCGCGAGCTGTTAAAACAAACCCACGTTCTGCGACACCTGTTTTCGATAGAGACAGATTTAAAGAAACATGGAACCGAAAAGCGAAACGGCTTGGTATGCCAACCATACGAAGCATCACTACATCGACAGAAAACGGCGTCAAGCGCCTATGGTCGTCCTACCTGAAGCAGTGCAAAGAGCTTGGCAAGGAGCCTCGTGATATCGACAGCATCCTGAACGGATACATCGAGCATGGTTATCAGCCTACTCAGTGGGCGCTTGGTGGCAATCCAGAAGGTAAGTTTTACGGGATTGATACCGCACTGACCCAGAAGAAAATTGACGAGATTTTAGGAGCCGGAAGCTGATGGATAGTTACGACTTTGAACATCAACTGGTCGCTTCAATGATTCTCAAAGGGGATCACATCGACTGTCGGGAAATCGCAGGGAAACTTCCTGCTGACGCATTCGAGAATTTTCATCTTCGCAACATGTATCAGGCAATTACTACGCTACTGAACAAGGCCGAGCCTGTAGACATGTTTACGGTGAAGGATTCGGTGCCATCCACTACGAAAGACTTTGTGCTAGAGGTAGCTAGCAAGTGCTCATCAGCTGCCAATATTCGCGGATGGGCTAAAAGAGTTCGTCAGTGCTGGATGTTGCGTCGTGGCGAAGCTGAGTTAAAGCGTGCGGCAGGAATTTTGGCATCTGCAGGAACGCACGATATCAACGACAGAATCGCAGAGGTAAGCGGAATACTGTCAAAGCTTCAGTTTGAGACAAACGACAAACTTCCGCGCCGAATAGGTGATCTGCTTGATGACTACATGACGGTGCTGGAAAACCGAATGCGTGGTGAAGAATCTGGCATGTATCTCCGTACTGGCATTCAGCCTATGGACGATGCTTACGGAGGATTTGACCGAACAGACCTGATCATCATTGCCGGCCGTCCCGGGATGGGTAAGACAGAGTTAGCCATCAATATCGCAAACTCAATTGGCCGGCAGAAAGGTAAAGGTCTGCTTATCTCGATGGAAATGTCAGATATGCAGGTTGTTGAGCGTCACGTCGCTGACCGATCCGGGCTGTCTGTTGGTACGCTGCGCAACCCTCTTGGAATGATTCAGGAGCACTACACTCGACTTACTGCAGCCACAGGAACGCTTCTTGAGGAGGACAACTATGTTATTGATGGCGCGTTTACTGTTGATGAGTGCATAGCACACGCTGAGCGATTAAACATGGATGGGGGTCTTAGCTTTCTTACCATCGACTACCTCGGCCTTATTGAGAAGCCTAAGGCAGACCGCAACGACTTAGCCATCGCTGAAATAACCCGTAAACTTAAACAGTTCACTCTGCGTAACAAAGTTCCTGTAATCCTCCTTTCGCAACTTAACCGAGGTGTGGAGGGGCGTCCTGATAAGCGACCAAACCTGTCTGATCTAAAGGACTCCGGAGCCATTGAGCAGGATGCCGACGTAATCATCTTTCCATACCGCGACGAGGTTTATGACGAAAACAGCAACATGAAGGGGATTGCAGAAATTATCGTGGGTAAATATCGCTCTGGTAAGCCGCAAACGTTCTACATGGAATGGAAGAATGGTCACTTTGTGAATATTGACCAGCAGGAAGCAGCAAAAAAATACGCTGAAAACACGAAAGAAACAATATCGTCAGACTGGAGGGGGTAATGATTGACTCACTTAAACAACGCATCATCAACTACGTAAAACAAAATCAGCCAGTATCCATTCCTGTAGCAGCAAAAGATATCGGCATTGCTGTTTACTCGTTCAGGAAGATCAAGAAAGAGATGGAGAACAAAGGGCTTCTGTTTTCGCGTCAGGGATTCGGCCTGTTTGAAAGCGAAGAGTATTACAACGAATACGTAAAGGTTGAGGGAAAGAAACGTATGCAAGCCTTCCGGGCGCATGGATTGCAGAAGGAAAAATACGACGTTGTAGATGGCATTGATACCAGAAAGGCCATCATGTCAGTCATCGATCGCGTTACCACACCAATGGCATGCGGTGAAATTGGAAAGATGTGTGGCGTTGGGACAAAGGCAGCATACAGGATTGTGTCAGAACTATGCGATCTGGGAACACTGGTCCATGACGGCGGCACATACGGAAGAAGATTTATCCTTGCTTCAGAAGGCGGGGTGAGTGATTTCGACTCAAAAGAAGTATCTCGCCGGCCAAAAGGATTCAGGAAGTACAACCCCAAGCGAAATGGTGTCGTTCAGGCTTATCTGAATAGCCCGGCACGTCAGAGAATCATGATGATTTACGGGAGAGCAGCATGACAAGCAGAGAACAGTTTGAAGCATGGTGGGAGCGTGAGCTTTATGACGACAAATTGTCAAAAGTAAAGGGGATTATGTTTAACCGCATAAAAGCCAATATGTTTATAGCGTGGCAGGCTAGCAGGAATGAAGTTCAGATTGACCTCCCAAAAGAAATGGGTGAATACCAGACAGCAATGGAAGGCGATGGATGGAACCTGATGAGAAGACATGCAGTAAAGGCTATCGAATCATCTGGACTGAAAGTTAAAGAGTATTGATATGCACGAAGTCTACATCGCTGAGAACCTAACAGGGCTGATTGTGATAATCGGCCTTTTTTACGACCTAACAAAAGCAAATTAACAGGCTCGCAAATATCGCGGGCCTTTTTTATGAGGGTAATAAACATGAATAACGAAATCGAACAGATTGCACAACAAAACGATATGAGCGTTGAGTTTGTACGTTGGTTCTTCAACGAAAAGAAAGCAACTTGCGGTGAGCAATGGTTTCTGGCGTTAGGTGCTATGTGGGAAGGATGGAAAGCGCGTGAAGGAGAAGCGACCGCACTGGCGCTGACTCTTGAGAAGAGTCGTGAAGCATCGGGCTGCCCGGCTGGCGTCGACCTGCAGGACTGGGTGAAGCAGCTTGCGGCGGAAAGCTTGCAATGGCAAATGTCAATTCCTCATCGCATCTTATCCGGGATTAAGGCTGATGCTGCAGCACCGCTGGTTAGCGCCCTTAAGGTGATCGCAAATTCAGAAAAGCACAACGGCGATACGGTTGTTTGTGATTTTGACACGCTTATTTCCGTTGCCTCCGGCGCGCTGCGTGACTACTACGCCAAGCAGTTGCGCGAGGGGGCCGACAAATGAGCAACGCTATCGAACTTATGCAGCACGCGTTGGGTATCAGTGAGCACAACCGGACGCCTTATCGCAATTACTTCCTCGCTGGCGACGGTCATACGGACAACGAGACGTGGAAAAAACTGGTTTCTGATGGCCTCGCTACCTCCCGGCCAGCGCCTGACTTTGCGGGTAGCGGAACGCTCTATCACGTCACAAATAAAGGCGAAGAATTAGCTATTGCTGCGCTACCTGAACCGAAGAAAAAGACGCGATACGAAGAATACCTCGACGCTGATAGTTGCCTGTCATTCGGTGAATGGCTGTTGGGTTACCAGCTTCCTGAGGTCGAATATGACCGTCATGGAAAATGCAGAATGTTCCGGTGCCAATACGATGAATCTTATGGCTACCCGCGTCGTGATATTCAGGGTGAGTGGTGCCCGACAAAGAAAGCAGCCAAAGCCAGCTACAAAGAGGCGCTGCGTAGGCCAAAACAGGAGCCTTCAGCATGACTGATATCACCGAACTGGCAACAGTGTTGCGCCTTGCTGCTGAGTCTGAAATTGCATACCGGGCAGAAAGCGACACGTCAGATTTATGGCAGGACGAAGCGAGCCCAGAGAACATCCTCGCGCTGGTAGAGGCGCTGGAGAAGGCGCAGACGAAAGCGGTTGAGCAGGGACGTACTGCCTGTGAGTTGTTCGACGAGGTTACTACTCTGCGCCAGCGCATCGCCGAGATGGAAGAAAGCCACGCTCAGGTAATCCACTCTCGCGACCATTACAAACGCATTTCAGAGGAAGGCCTGAAACAACTGGCGGAGCCCCGCACCGTCATCGTGAAGCTGCCAAATCAAACCGAATTCGATGACCCGCTATCAGCGTATGAGGCTATCGAGAAGTGCAAAGAGGCGCTAACCGCGCAGGGCATCAAGGTGGAGGCTGAGTAGATGGCTGTTGCAAGAATGCTTTGCGTTAGCTCGACCAAACCTGACTGGTTTACTCCGGGTGCCATACACGACTCAGAACCACGCGGTGCCGATATTTGCATTTGTGGCGACAACCTTGTTTCAGACCTCAATCAAGAGGACTGGTACGAAATGAGCCAGCGTGCCGATGGGCTGTGGTTCTTAATCGGCTTTCAGCAGTCAATTTTATTCCGGGGAGCCAACCAGTGACCAGCAAATTAACAGCACTCATGGTGCTATTCATCATTCCTGCCGTGATGGCAGATGAAAACCCGCATTGCGTGGCGGCGACAGACAGCTACAACGTCACCACCATTCAGTGTGATAACGGATCAGTCACCATCACTAGCGGAGGAAAGAAAACCGCCGTTGTGTGCAATTCCGGTACGAGCGGTGGAATTCCTCAATGCACGGAGGTTTCGTTATGACCAGCAAATTAACCAGAGAAGAGCTAATCAACATCATCGAAACCGACCATGTGCAATGCGGCGAGGCTTCGGCGCTGGCACGCATCGCGCTGGCCGCAATGGACAGCGAGCCGGTTGAACTGCCTCTCGACTACCTGCAGGGACATAAGGACGGTCTTGAATGGGCCGCTCAACTGGCAGAAGCCAATCACCCTGAAACAGGGGACTGGCTTTACGATGACCCTATCGAGCTGGCAAAAGCTATTCGCAAAGGTCCAGATATGCCGCCAGCGCAGCCAGCGCCGGTAGTTGATCCCGACGATAATTTCTATTCGTGGTTTGGCAGGGAATGGCATGAGAATTATCAGCACAACCAATACACCACGGCGGCTAAGCAAATGCTGGGTGTGATGGCTGAATCTGCGTGGAAAGCTGGGCGCCGCGCCGCCATGCTCCAGGCTGAACCTGTAACGACTGCTAACAAGTTGGGCAACTCTCCTGTGATTCCGGATGGTTCCGTGGGTCGTGGCGAGAATTGCTGGTCATGTGGAAAGTATTTTACATACGAACAGCACTCTGAATGCGACGGGTACTGCCCACACTGCGGCTCTCCTGTTGATCTTGATGATGAAGAAGATGAGCAATCGAAATCACTACCAGCCAATCCTACGGAAGAGATGGTCTCCAATGCATGGAGGGAGGCGCTCGGTAAATGTGACCATGAAACCATAAGGCGCATGTATGTAGCTATGTTTGCAGCCGCCCCGCAGGAGGCATCCAGTGAATCTCAATGAGATTGAATAAATTTTAGAAACAAGACCACCAAAGAGTAAAAGCAAAAGGAATGTAATTGGGGTGGGAATTAATGACGCCCCTTTCGCTGTCTCCGGGATGTTTGATGGCAAGACCATAACCCATCGCGCATACCGGTCTTGGTTCCAAATGCTTATGCGGTGCTATGACCAAAAGTATCTCGCCAAAAAACCATCTTACAAAGGTATCCAGGCGTGCCACCTTTGGACTTCTTTCATGGGATTTCTCCCGTGGTGGAAAAATAATTTCAGGGAAGGATTTCACCTCGACAAAGATCTCCTTGTGACTGGCAACAAGCTATATTCGCCAGATACTTGTGTTTATGTGCCTCCCGCGCTTAACACATTCACAGCGGATAATGCGTGCGTAAGGGGTGAATATCCTATAGGTGTAACCTGGAATAGGGGGCATGCGTAAATTTGTCGCTGAGGTTAACAGCAGAGAAGGAAGGCGATTATTTCTTGGATCATTCAAAACACCTGATGAAGCGTATGAAGCGTGGCTATTCGCAAAGCTCAGCATTGCCGAAAGCTTTAAAGAAACCTGTGATGAGATACACCCTCGACTGTATAGCGGGTTGATTAGCAAAATAAAGAGCATGGGGTGAAAGATGCCTAAATCCCCAGCAGAACGCAAAGCCGAGCAGGAGGTAATGAGTGCAAGAGTTCATCCTGCACGAAACGAATAAAGCTCAACTCTGGTCACTTCTCAAAGAAATCCTCTCTACCGGCAAGCGCTGGCGCATAAAAATCTCTGAGTGCCGCGAGCGTCGATCGCTCCCACAAAACAGTCTCCTCTGAAAATGGAACTCTGAAATAGCAGAGCAACTAACTGCTGTTGGTTCAGATATCTTTTCCGATGAGGAGGTTCACGAGTGGCTCAAGGATATGTATTGCCCAGCTAAGCCGGTAACCATTTCAGGAATGACCAGGTACGTTAAATCAACCCGGAGACTGGATATCGGAGAGATGCACAAATACCTAACCGACATTGACCAGTGGGCTAACCAGAAGGGATTGCGACTAACCATCCCAGATGGATGTGAGTATCGGGAATTACAACGGAGGCAGAACGAGTGACAGACAGATCAAATACCCCCACAGAAATAAAAGACCTCTGGCGCACTCCGCCTGAGATATTCCATGCTTTAAACGCAGAGTTTTGTTTTGTGCTTGATGCGGCGGCGAGCGCAAGTAATGCCCTTTGCAAAAACTACATTACAGAAGAGCAGAACACTTTCCACACCCCATGGAAATCCATGATGCCAGATATACCAGGATATGCATGGATGAATCCACCTTATAGCCGCCCAATGCCATTTGTTCAGGTGGCGGCGCAGGAAAATGAGGATAACGGTATTGGATGTGTGATGCTTCTTCCGGCAGATACTTCGGTTATGTGGTTCAAGGAGGCAATTAAAACCGCTCATGAAGTCAGATTCATCACTGGCGGCAGGTTATCGTTCCTGAATGCAGATACAGGAAAGCCAGTGAATGGCAACAACAAAGGTTCGATGCTGATTATCTGGCATCCGTACCCTCGTTGCGGAGAATGCCGGATGACTACTGTAGACCGGGATGTGCTTATGGAGTTTGGCAAGCGCAGAATTAAGGTGGCAGCATGAATCGACGAAGCCCCACACAGATAGTTTTAGATAGCCTCATCTTCACACCCACCAAGCGCAGTAAATCCAGAAAGAAACCCATTCCAACGCAAAGCCAGGTTAAGACGTTTGATTACGTTCACGGCCTGTTGCAATCAAAATGGAACAGAATGAGGAAAACCCGATGAGCTCTGTTGATGACGAATATGCAGACCGATTCGCTGACCTACTCGAAGATATGGAAGGTGATGGCGTTGATTCTGTAGGAATGATTATGAACTGGGTAGCCGGATTTGTGCATGGAAGACTAGAAGGCCAAGAAGCCAGTGCATACATGTATCAGTTCGAAGATGTCGACATGATCATCCAGCTGCAGAATCCGGAAGAAACCACAGCAGCGAGGTTGCATTGATGCTTAGTCCAGAGCAAATAGCTCAGTATCACGCTGAGAGTAATTGCCGTGCCGGCTACTGCATGCAATGCAAGACAAAGCTAACTATCGCTGAGGTACATGTATGCGACAGGTGCGCAATAGAGCTTTATCCAGACCCTAACGGATTTATGACGGAGGAAGATGATGGCTAAAGGCAAAACGCCGAAGCCTAAAACCTGCCCCATTTGCTCCACTGAATACACCCCTCGAAGTTCTCTCCAGAAAGTTTGTCACAACTACAAATGCGCTCTCGAATTCAATCGTCTAACCGACGAAAGATTAGCTATGCGTGAAATTCGTAAGCAGGAGAAGCTACAGCGCATCGAACTTAAAGAGAGAAGGGAAAGGCTCAAAGGGAAATCAGAGTGGAACAGAGAGGCTCAGGCTGCGGTTAATAAGTTCATATTCTGGAGGGATTACGGCAACAGGTGCATTTCATGCGGATGCCAACTTAACTACGGCGTTCGTGGCGGTGCAGTGGATGCAAGCCATTATCGCTCAAGAGGTGCAGCACCATGGTTACGCTTCAATGTATTTAACAACAACTCAAGTTGTGTTCGCTGCAACAGACAACTATCCGGAAACATCATCCCCTACCGAATAAACCTCATTGAGAAGTACGGGCCTGAGATTGTCGATCGCATTGAGAACGACAACAAGGTCAGGAAATTCAGCATTGATTATCTGAAAAGAGTTAAGGCGATATTCACACGCCGGGCTCGTCATTACGAAAAGCTACGCAAGCGTCTTATGGAGACCGCAGCATGAATAACGTAACTGATATCCAAGCAGTCAAATGGCAGCGTCACGCAGATGAGCAGTCACTTAAATCGCTCGATGCAAAGATTAAGGATGCTGAAAAGGCACTGGTGATTCTGCTCCATCATCGCCGAGAGTTGGTGAATCGCCTGGACTTGAATAAGCCTGATGGTCCGGAGGTTGCCTAATGGGTGTGCGTGAACTTAACCTGACCAAAGACCAGCATGACTGGCTTAACGGATGGCTGGAATTGTGGGGGGCGTGGGTATATTCAGGACGACTGGAAAAACGTATGAGCAGTGTAATAGCTCAGTTTATGGAAAGGGTCGAACCTTCCCGGGTAATGACCAGGCCAATGTGCAATGACGATGACGGAATGTTGATTTCTCAGGTCGTAGATTCCGTTATGCGCATCGACACAAAGGCCTTTGGCATTCTGCTTAGCTACTACTCTCACGGCTCGTCTAAGAGAGCAATTGCATCGTACTATCACGCCGCCGCAAAGCCACGCAAAATGGCCGGAAGAAGCGGAGAGGGTTGGCGACGACCATCACTTGCAACATGCAGGAATGAAATCGACGATATCCTCAAAGCCTCACTCTTTGTTTTGTATCAACCTATGCAAGATGCTTTTAAAAGTCGCAAACGTGTTGAGAAGGTTAAACATGTTGCACCTAAAATGCTTGACAACCTTTTAGCCATTTAGCCATAATGTTCACATATGCTGCTGCTTTTGCATTCAGCAATCATCACAAGCCCACTCATCGTGGGCTTTTTTAATACTGGCATCCAAATAAGATAAATGACCCCATGGTGGTGTGTTATGTCAGATATACAGCATGTGATAAGAATAATTGCTCATGTTGTTCAGGCTTTGGTGGCGCTTTTATTTCTTTATGTGATGTGGAAGTGGAGTAGGCCAAAAAAAGAACCTTCTATTCCTAAGGAACAGGTTGAAGCTGCTGAGATATGCGCTGAATTGATAAGTAGGACAGAGAAAGAGGCTTTGGACTGTACTCTCACCAACAGATATTACAAATAGGTCGCTTAGGCGGCCTTTTCTGTTTCTGCAATCCGGTCAGGACATTTGAGTTAATGCGTGCTGCACGACACGTTGATACTCATACGCGAGAGTCCTGAGCCAGATTACAGAGTCCACCCAGAGCAAAACCGTTGTTCATCCTTACCATTCCCTCAGTATTTTGGGCTATAACCCTCGGCCCATTTTTTAAAGCGTACTTCCACCAAGAACCAGACCTAACAAACTCATTGATGACACTCTGTGGCTACGGTGCAGTGCGCTTTAAAAAAGAAAACCCAGCTCGATGGCTGGGCTTCGTGAAAAAGGAGTAGCTCATGTTGAGTGAAAGCGCAAAAGATATCGCAGGTTACGAAGGCAAGTACGCAATAACGACTGATGGCCGCGTTTATTCGCATTCGCGAGTTGATGCGCGTGGAAAGCTACGCAAAGGTAGGTGGCTTAAGCCCATTAAACACAGCGGTGGCTACTTGCAGGTAGCCGTGTGCGATGAAGGAATTGTTAAAAAACTTTATGTTCACAGATTAGTGGCGTCCACGTTCATTGATAACCCCAACTCACATCCGCAAGTAAACCATATAAACGGAATTAAGGCCGACAATAGTATGTCCAACCTCGAATGGGTGACGCCGAGTCAGAATCTTTTGCATGCTCACGAGACCGGGTTGAAAGTTCCTGTCAAGGGTGGGCAACACCATGCAAAGCTCACTGCTGAACAAGTGACTGAGATACGAGAATGCAAATCAATGTCTCAGGCTGAAATGGCAAGGAAATACGGCGTAGATCCATCGCAAATCTCAAACATTATTAATAATAAAAGATGGGTTATTTAGTAAAAAATTAATTAAGAATGCTCATTACAGGGTGTATTTGCGAGTGCACCCATTAATGGCCGTTAAATGCGATGGACAGGGATGCTGCCCAAACAGCACCCCCGATGATTTCCTCGCGACAGCACTAACGAGCAAACCATATAGATAATGTATCGTGGGTTTGTTCATAAATAGATCAACATATTCCTAATTTGAACAGATCCCCATCATCTTGGGGGTAGGCATGTACCGCATGGACAAAATCAGAGAATGGTTCAGTTACTGGTTTGGAGGACTGACTGCAATGGGCGGAGTTCTCTCCCTTAATGACTGGGCTCTTATCGTAGGTATTCTTTGTACTGTCGGCACATTCGGCATCAATTGGTACTACAAGCGCAAAGAGCGCGAGGACAGATTGAATGGCAATGTCACCGGCGCTCAGAAATAGCATTGTTGCAGCCCTCGGTACCGGTGCTATTGGTATCGCGACCGTCATGGTTTCTGGAAAGTCAGGCCTGGAGGGTAGAGAGCATTACCCATACAAAGATATTGTTGGCATTGTCACCGTTTGTGATGGGTATACAGGAAGCGATATTGTCTGGGGTAAATATTACTCAGACAAAGAATGTGATGCGTTGACGCGTAAAGATATGACGCGAATTGCTGCACAAGTTAATCCGCATATCAAAGTGCCGACCACTGAAACACAGCGAGCTGCAATATATAGCTTCGCTTACAACGTCGGATCCACAGCAGCCATCAACTCAACCCTGTTGAAGAAACTCAACTCTAAAGATTACTCCGGGGCATGCTCAGAGCTTAAGAGATGGGTATATGCAGGTGGAAAGAAATGGAAAGGCCTGATGAACCGACGCGACGTTGAGTACGAGGTTTGCACCTGGAGCCAGAAATGAAATATCTCCCTTCAGCAATTTGCATGGTGGCAGCGGGTTTTATTGCAGCTAATGGTCATGATGGGTGGGGATGGTTCTTGTTTGTCGGAGTAATTCTGCTATGAGCAGACTAACAGCAATCATCATTGCCGTAATCGCCTGCATCGTTGTCTCACTTGGTTGGGCTGTAAATCACTATCGTGACAATGCCGCAGAATATAAGAAGCAGCTAGATGAGAAAGCCCAAGCGTTGAATCTGGCTAATGCCACCATCACCGACATGACAGCCAGGCAGCGCGATGTTGCCGCTCTGGATGCCAAATACACACAGGAACTGGCAGATGCTAAAGCTGAAAACGCTGTTCTGCAGCGCAAGCTTGATAATGGTGGTCGGGTGCTCGTCAAAGGAAAGTGTCCAGTGCAAGCCACAACCCAAGCCCCCGGCGCCCCCAGCATGGGCGATGATGCCACCGTCGAACTCTCTGCAGTTGCTGGACGAAACGTTCTCAGTATCCGATCCGGAATCGTCAGTGACCAAACAGCATTGAAAGCGCTGCAGGAATACATTCGCACTCAATGTTTGAGGTGATGTATGAAAAAGCGAGAGCGAGAAATAACTCTGCTCTATGGAATGTTTCTCATACGTGACGACGTTCTTAACCATCCAGTCTACAAGCCAACATTCAAAGACAAGCTAATCGAGTTTATCTATCACGCTCTGCACATCATCGCTGCGGTGATTGTTGCTGTCGTATCTATAGGCTTCCTGGTTATCTCGTCTAATTACCTCTAACCATCTGGAGCCACAAAATGGCAGAGATTACCGCATTGACAGAATTACAGCAGATGAACCTCGATATCCTTCGTCTGGTTCAGAGTGATACCGCTGCAGCGGAAAAGGCCATTGCGTTTGTCGCCGGCAGTCGACTCAATTTCGAACTGTTCAAGGACCAACTCAATCTGGCCGGGGCGGAAACGACCGCCCTAGCTCGTGCTGAGAAAGCTATACGAGAAGCTAAAGAAGCACTGGACCTGTTCACTACCGGAGTATAAGCATGGCAAAGGCGAAGTGGCAGAAGCTACCGGCATTTACTATCCCGCTGTTTCATAGTGCGCATGTTTACCTTGCTACAACCAGAGAGCAGTATCAGCACGCTGATAAGTTCCTTGGCGGCAGCGGAGAGGAAAGACCATTCAACAGTGGGCTGGCAAGCAACTATGAAAACACTGATACGGGAGAGCGAGTCTACCTGATTGGAGTATTCGATCAGCAGATAGCAACTCTCGTTCACGAATGCGCTCACGTGTGCTTCTACGTCTGCTCTGATGTAGGTGTGACTACTAAGCCTGAAGACTCCAATGAAACATACTGCTACATGCTCGACCGCATGTTCAGTCACTTCCTGCCATCTATTCAGGAGCAACAAGATGCCGCTAAAGAAGGGTAAATCCAAAAAGGTTATCGGTGAGAACATCGCAACCGAAATCAAAGCTGGTAAGCCAAAAGACCAGGCGATCGCCATTGCTATGAGCAGGGCCGGCAAGAAGAAAAAGAAAGGAGCTAAGTAATGGCAAACCCAAATTTCACACCATCATGGCCTCTCTACAAAGACGCTGGCGGTGTATATGTGTCTGCTCTTCCGATCAAATCTATCAAATACGCTAATGACGGGAGTGCAAACGCAGAATTCGACGGCGCATACGCTGAGCAATACATGTCTGCGCAATTCGTGAGTGTGTTCAAGCCGCAGGTTGGCGGCTACCTTTTCCGTAGCCAGTACGGCGAGCTGCTGTATCTTAGCAAGGCAGATTTCGAAGCTGAGTATTCAGCGGGTGGCGGAGAAACTGTTAGCTGGGGTGATATAGAAGGCAAGCCGACAACGTTCCCTCCGACCATTGGGACCACCGCTACTACTGCGATGGCTGGTAATGCAAAGCCTGCTACTGCAGGAGCTGCAGATACTGCTGCAAAACTCGCAACACCTCGCACCATCACGCTGACCGGAGCAGTGACAGGTTCTGCCTCGTTTGATGGATCCGGCAATATCACAATCAACACAACATCTGGGGCGTAATCACTATGGCAGCACCAAAGGGCAACAGATTCTGGGAGGCCCGCAGCAGTCATGGGCGCAACCCAAAATTCGAATCACCTGAAGCTCTGTGGTCTGCCTGCTGTGAGTATTTCGAATGGGTGGAAGCGAACCCGCTGTGGGAGATGAAGGCATTCTCATATCAGGGCGAAGTGACGCAAGAACCAATCGCCAAGATGCGAGCGATGACCATCACTGGATTAACTCTATTTCTGGATGTGACACTAGAGACATGGCGGCAGTACAGGGTGAGAGAAGACTTATCTGAAGTCGTTACGCGAGCAGAGCAAATCATCTACGACCAGAAATTCTCCGGCGCAGCTGCCGACCTTCTCAATGCCAACATCATCGCCCGTGATTTGGGCCTCAAAGAGCAGTCGCAAGTTGAAGACGTGACACCTGATAAGGGAGATCGCGATAAGCGCCGCTCTCGTATCAAGGAGCTATTCAACCGTGGAACTGGACGCGATTCTTGATAACCTGAGCGACGAAGAGCAAATCGAACTGCTTGAGCTACTTGAAGAAGAAGATAGTTACCGGAACACGCACTTGCTATATGAGTTTACGCCATACAGCAAACAGCGTGAGTTCATCGACGCCGGGCATGACTATCCAGAGCGATGCTTTATGGCTGGAAACCAGCTTGGTAAGTCATTTACTGGTGCCGCTGAAGTCGCGTTCCATCTCACCGGTCGATACCCGGGAACGAAAGGTTACCCTGTAGATGGTAAATATGGTGGAGAGTGGAAAGGCAAGCGCTTCTACGAGCCTGTTGTCTTCTGGATTGGTGGCGAGACAAACGAGACGGTAACCAAAACCACTCAGCGCATACTGTGCGGTCGTATCGAAGAGAATGATGAGCCTGGGTACGGGTCAATACCAAAAGAGGACATCATCAGTTGGAAGAAGTCCCCATTCTTCCCGAACCTTGTCGATCACTTGCTGGTTAAGCATCACACACCAGAGGGTGTTGAAGATGGCATATCCATCTGCTACTTCAAACCGTACTCGCAAGGCCGCGCACGTTGGCAAGGCGACACAATTCACGGTGTCTGGTTCGATGAAGAGCCACCTTACAGCATCTACGGCGAAGGCCTTACCCGTACCAACAAATATGGGCAATTCTCAATTCTGACATTTACCCCGCTTATGGGGATGTCAGACGTTGTTACCAAGTTTCTGAAGAATCCCAGTAAGTCTCAGAAAGTGGTCAACATGACCATCTATGACGCTGACCACTACACCTACGAGCAGAAAGAACAAATCATCGCATCCTATCCTGAGCATGAGAGAGAGGCGCGCGCTCGCGGCATTCCGACAATGGGTAGTGGGCGTATCTTCCAAATACCGGAAGAATCTATCAAGTGTCAGCCATTCGAGTGTCCAGATCACTTTTATGTTATCGACGCACAGGACTTCGGCTGGAATCATCCGCAGGCTCATATCCAGTTATGGTGGGACAAAGACGCCGATATTTTCTATCTGGCGCATGTGTGGAAGAAATCAGAGAACACTGCAGTTCAGGCGTGGGGTGCTGTTAAGTCGTGGGCTAATAAAATACCTGTCGCGTGGCCTCATGACGGGCACCAGCATGAGAAGGGCGGTGGTGAGCAACTAAAAGCCCAATATACGGATGCCGGGTTCTCTATGCTTCCTGATCATGCAACGTTCCCGGATGGTGGCAACTCAGTAGAGTCGGGTATTAGCGAGCTTCGTGACCTGATGCTTGAAGGGAGATTCAAAGTATTCAACACATGCGAACCATTCTTTGAAGAATTCCGCCTCTATCACCGTGACGAAAACGGAAAGATCGTCAAGATCAATGATGATGTGCTCGATGCTACTCGCTACGGTTACATGATGCGCCGCTTCGCAAGGATGATGCGAGACATCAGAAAGCCAAAAGAAAAGAAAACCCCCGCACCGATTAGACCAGTACGCAGAGGACGATAATGGCCGACAATGAAAACAGGCTGGATAGCATCCTGTCGCGCTTTGATGCGGACTGGACAGCCAGCGACGAAGCCAGAAGGGAAGCCAAGAATGATCTATTCTTCTCCCGCGTCTCTCAATGGGATGACTGGTTATCACAATATACAACGCTGCAATATCGCGGGCAGTTCGATGTGGTTCGCCCGGTGGTGCGCAAGCTCGTATCTGAGATGCGTCAGAACCCTATTGATGTTCTGTATCGTCCAAAGGACGGGGCGAGCCCTGATTCTGCAGATGTACTGATGGGGATGTATCGCACAGACATGCGGCATAACACAGCAAAAATAGCTGTGAACATCGCCGTGCGTGAGCAGATTGAGGCTGGCGTAGGTGCGTGGCGCCTTGTTACTGACTACGAAGACCAAAGCCCGACTAGCAACAATCAGGTTATCCGTCGAGAGCCTATCCATAGCGCTTGCTCCCATGTTATCTGGGACAGCAACAGCAAACTGATGGACAAATCTGACGCTCGGCACTGCACTGTAATCCACTCAATGAGCCAAAATGGCTGGGAGGATTTCGCAGAAAAGTACGATCTCGATGCTGATGAAATTCCATCATTCCAGAACCCCAATGATTGGGTATTCCCATGGCTTACTCAGGACACAATCCAGATTGCTGAGTTCTATGAAGTGGTCGAGAAAAAAGAGACCGCTTTTATCTATCAGGATCCGGTAACGGGAGAGCCTGTAAGCTATTTCAAGCGAGACATTAGAGATGTTATAGATGAGCTTGCAGATAGCGGGTTTATCAAAATCGCAGAGCGCCAAGTTAAGCGTCGCCGGGTATACAAATCAATCATCACCTGCACCGCTGTTTTGAAAGACAAGCAGCTTATCGCTGGGGAGCATATCCCTATTGTCCCGGTGTTCGGCGAGTGGGGCTTTGTCGAGGATAAAGAGGTTTACGAAGGCGTTGTGCGCCTGACAAAAGACGGTCAGCGGCTACGCAACATGATTATGTCCTTCAATGCTGACATCGTCGCGCGTACGCCAAAGAAAAAGCCATTCTTCTGGCCTGAGCAGATTCTCGGCTTTGAGCATATGTATGACGGTAACGACGATTACCCGTATTACCTGCTCAATCGCACTGATGAGAATAACGGAGAACTGCCAACCCAACCTCTTGGGTATTATGAAAATCCGGAAGTTCCACAGGCCAACGCCTACATGCTGGAAGCGGCCACCGCTGCAGTGAAAGAGGTGGCGACGCTTGGCGTTGATGCGGAAGCAGTAAACGGTGGTCAGGTGGCATTTGATACCGTTAACCAACTGAATATGCGATCTGACCTTGAGACGTATGTTTTCCAGGACAACCTCGCAACCGCCATGCGCCGTGACGGTGAGATTTACCAGTCGATGGTGAATGATATCTATGACGTACCTCGCAACGTAACAGTCACTCTTGAGGACGGTAGCGAAAAAGACGTTCAACTGATGAGCGAAGTCGTTGACCTTGCTACAGGTGAGCGGCAGGTGCTGAATGATATCCGGGGGCGCTATGAGTGCTATACCGACGTTGGCCCATCCTTCCAGTCCATGAAACAGCAGAACCGCGCTGAAATACTGGAATTGCTTGGCAAAACGCCACAGGGAACACCGGAATATCAACTCCTTCTGCTCCAGTACTTCACTCTTCTGGATGGCAAAGGCGTTGAGATGATGCGTGATTATGCCAACAAGCAACTCATTCAGATGGGCGTTAAAAAGCCAGAAACACCTGAAGAGCAGCAGTGGCTTATCGAGGCGCAACAGGCAAAACAAGGCCAGCAAGATCCGGCAATGGTTCAGGCTCAGGGGGTTCTCCTGCAGGGTCAGGCTGAACTGGCTAAAGCCAATAACCAGACGCTATCTCTGCAGATCGACGCGGCTAAGGTCGAGGCGCAGAATCAGCTTAACGCCGCCAAAATCGCAGAAATATTCAACAACATGGACATCAATAAGCAATCCGAGTTTAGAGAGTTCCTTAAAACCATTGCTTCATTCCAGCAGGACCGCAGCGAGGATGCTCGCGCAAATGCTGAGTTACTCCTTAAAGGCGATGAACAAACGCACAAACAGAGAATGGACATTGCCAACATCCTGCAATCGCAGAGACAAAATCAACCTTCCGGCAGTGTAGCCGAGACACCTCAATAAGAGAGAGTTAATCATGGATCCAACCACCGAAATTCAGACACCTGAAGGCCAAACCCTGCCCGTTGATAACGCGGCGGCATCCGTAGTCGATCCGGCATCAAATGCCAATGATGCTACAGGGCAGGAAGACGGTTTTGAGATTGTCCTGAAGGACGATGAGCCAGCACCAAAACAAGACCCGGCAAAGAACGCAGAATTCGCCCGCCGCCGCATCGAGCGCAAACGTCAGCGTGAGCTTGAGCAGCAGATGGAGGCGGTTAACCGCGGAGAATTGCCGGAGAGTTTACGGGTAAATCCTGACCTTCCACCCCAGCCAGATGTTAACGCCTACCTGTCAGAGGAAGGCCTGGCCAAATATGACTACGACAATAGCCGCGCACTTGCTGCTTTCAATGCCGCCAACACCGAATGGCTAATGAAGGCGCAAGATGCTCGCAGCAATGCCGTGGCAGAGCAAGGGCGCAAGACTCAGGAGTTTACCCAGCAATCAGCGCAATACGTCGAAGCTGCCCGTAAACACTATGATGCAGCGGAAAAACTCAACATCTCTGATTACCAGGAGAAAGAAGACGCGTTCATGCAACTGGTTCCGCCTGCTGTCGGGGCCGACATTATGCGTCTATTTCCGGAGAAGTCCGCCGCGCTCATGTATCACCTGGGAGCAAACCCGGAGAAAGCCCGCCAGTTATTGGCAATGGATGGGCAGTCAGCGCTGATTGAACTCACTCGACTATCCGAACGCTTAACTCTCAAGCCTCGCGGTAAACAAATTTCTTCCGCTCCACCTGCTGACCAGCCAATTACTGGTGATGTGTCAGCGGCTAACAAAGACGCAATCCGCAAACAGATGGATGCTGCTGCTAGTAAGGGTGATGTGGAAACCTACCGCAAACTAAAGGCAAAACTTAAAGGAATCCGATAATGGCTTTGAACGAAGGTCAAATTGTTACACTGGCGGTTGATGAGATCATCGAAACCATCTCCGCAATCACCCCAATGGCGCAGAAAGCCAAGAAATACACCCCGCCAGCCGCATCCATGCAGCGATCCAGCAACACTATCTGGATGCCCGTGGAGCAGGAGTCCCCGACTCAGGAAGGGTGGGATTTAACTGGCGACGCAACCGGCATTCTGGAGCTTAACGTCGCAGTAAACATGGGCGAGCCGGATAACGACTTTTTCCAGTTGCGAGCTGATGATTTACGCGATGAGACTGCGTATCGCCACCGCATCCAGTCAGCAGCCCGCAAGCTGGCCAACAACGTCGAGTTGAAAGTCGCAAACATGGCCGCCGAGATGGGTTCGCTGGTTATTACATCTCCGGACGCTATCGGCACAAACACCGCAGACGCATGGAACTTTGTTGCTGATGCTGAAGAACTGATGTTCTCCCGTGAGCTTAACCGCGACATGGGGACGTCGTATTTCTTCAACCCTCAGGACTACAAAAAAGCCGGTTACGACCTGACAAAGCGCGACATCTTTGGGCGAATCCCTGAAGAAGCATACCGTGACGGCACTATTCAGCGCCAGGTCGCTGGCTTCGATGATGTGCTTCGCTCTCCAAAGCTGCCGGTTCTGACTGCATCTACCGCAACTGACATTACTGTATCCGGCGCTCAATCATTCAAGCCGGTCGCATGGCAACTGGATAACGATGGCAATAAAGTTAACGTTGATAACCGTTTCGCCACTGTAACCCTGTCTGCAACAACCGGACTGAAACGCGGCGACAAGATTTCGTTTGCTGGCGTGAAATTCCTCGGCCAGATGGCTAAGAACGTTCTGGCGCAGGACGCGACTTTCTCCGTGGTTCGCGTTGTTGACGGTACTCACGTTGAAATCACTCCGAAGCCGGTGGCTCTGGATGATGTTTCCCTTTCGCCTGAACAGCGCGCATACGCCAACGTTAACACCTCACTGGCAGATGCAATGGCGGTGAATATCCTAAACGTTAAAGATGCACGCACTAACGTGTTCTGGGCTGACGACGCTATCCGAATCGTGTCTCAGCCTATTCCGGCCAACCACGAACTGTTTGCAGGCATGAAAACCACCTCATTCAGCATCCCGGACGTTGGCCTGAATGGCATCTTCGCTACGCAGGGCGATATCTCAACCCTGTCGGGCCTGTGCCGTATTGCGCTGTGGTATGGCGTGAACGCCACGCGACCGGAGGCAATCGGTGTAGGCCTGCCCGGCCAGACCGCGTAAATGACTGCGCAACTAACAGGGGCTTCGGCCCCTTTCATTGTGGGGTTGTCATGAAAAAAGCAATCTATAAGCCCGGTGGAAGCGTAAATGTGTGGGGCGTATTGGCTCACATGAAGGTCATCGACTCCGACGAGCTTTCGGAACATATCAATGATGGCTGGCTTGATCATCCGTCAAAGCTGTTGCATGTTGGCGATGGCGATGCCAGACCACGCAAAGGCCGCAAGCCTAAGGCGTTAAGCGATGCAGATAAAGACTAAAGGCGATCTGGTCAGAGCGGCGCTTCGCAAGCTTGGAGTGGCATCAGATGCAACCCTTACCGATGTAGAGCCTCAGTCTATTCAGGATGCTGTTGATGATCTGGAAGCGATGATGGCTGAGTGGTATCAAGACGGAAAAGGCATCATCACTGGATATTTATTCTCCGATGATGAAAATCCGCCCGCAGAAGGTGACGACCACGGGCTTCGCTCAAGCGCAATCAGCGCGGTATTCCACAATCTGGCCTGCAGGATTGCCCCGGATTATGCGCTTGAGGCTACCGCTAAAATTGTCGCCACCGCTAAATATGGGAAGGAGCTTCTCTATAAGCAAACCGCCATCGCCAGAGCTAAAAGGGCACCTTACCCATCACGCATGCCAACTGGCAGCGGAAACAGTTTCGCCAATCTGAACGAATGGCATTATTTCCCCGGAGAGCAGAATGCCAATTCAACAACTACCTCTGATGAAGGGGCTGGGTAAAGACTTCAAGAACGCCGACTATATCGACTATCTTCCGGTGAATATGCTTGCTACGCCCAAAGAGGTGCTCAACAGTAATGGTTATTTGCGCTCCTTCCCTGGCATAGCAAAACGAAGTGATGTTAACGGTGTATCGCGTGGAGTTATCTACAACACCGCTCAGAATGCCGTATATCGCGTTTTAGGCGATAAGCTCTATAAGTCTCAGGATGAGGCCGGAGATGTCGTGGGCAGTGGTCGTGTCTCTATGGCGTTTGGCCGCACATCACAGGCTGTGTGTGTTAACGGTTCGGTGATTGAGTATCGCTACGACGGCACAACCAAAACTATCGATAACTGGCCTGCTGATTCTGACTTCACTCAGTATGAATTAGGTTCAGCCAGAGATATCACTCGCTTACGTGGTCGTTATGCCTGGTCAAAAGATGGATCTGATTCGTGGTTCATTTCTGACCTTGAGGATGAATCCCATCCTGACCGGTACAGCGCAGAATATCGTGCAGAGTCACAGCCTGATGGAATCATTGGCATTGGTTCATGGCGAGACTTTATTGTTTGCTTTGGTTCGTCAACGATCGAGTACTTCTCCCTAACCGGAACAACTACGGTCGGCGCTGCTATCTATGTCGCCCAACCATCACTTATGGTGCAGAAGGGTATTGCCGGCACATACTGCAAGACACCTTTTGCAGATTCCTATGCATTCATCAGTCATCCGGCATCAGGCGCTCCATCGGTGTACATCATCGGTTCAGGGCAAGCATCTCCAATCGCCACGGCCAACATTGAGAAGATTATCCGATCTTACTCAGCTGATGAGCTTGCGGCTGGAGTAATGGAGACGCTGAGGTTTGATGCTCATGAGCTTCTGATGATTCATCTGCCACGCCACGTTCTGGTTTACGACGCATCAGCAAGCCAGAATGGGCCGCAGTGGTGCGTTCTGAAAACTGGCTTATACGATGACGTATATCGCGCCATCGACTTCATGTACGAAGGAAATCAGATTGTCTGCGGAGATAAGTTAGAAGCGTTAACTGGTCAATTGCAGTTTGATATCAGCAGCCAGTACGGACTTCAACAGGAACATTTGTTATTTACCCCGCTATTTAAGGCGGATAACGCCAGAGTGTTCGACCTGGAAGTTGAGTCATCGACCGGAGTTTCTCAGTACGCTGACCGACTATTCCTGTCTGCAACAACTGACGGCATCAATTATGGGCGAGAGCAGATGATAGAGCAGAATGCGCCGTTTATTTACGATAAGCGAGTCATCTGGAAGCGCGTAGGACGTATCAGGAAGAACATCGGCTTCAAACTGCGCATCATTACTAAGTCACCAGTAACACTTTCCGGATGTCAGGTGAGGTTAGAATAATGGCTGATGATGGATTAAAAGAACCGGTCATCATTCAGGCCACTCGCCTCGATGCCTCAATCCTTCCAAGAAACGTATTCACTCAGTCCTATCTTCTCTATGTAATCGCGCAAGGTACTGACTTGGGTAACGTAGCAGGTAAGGCTAACGAGGCAGGTAAGGGGGCTTACGATGCTCAGGTTAAGAACGATGAGCAGGATGTCATCCTCGCAGACCATGAATCAAGGATTGAAGCCGCTGAAGCAACTCTCATTAACCATGAGCAGCGCATCACAGCAGCTGAGGCTACTCTTGCAGACCATGAAACAAGAATCACTGCTGCTGAAGCGGAATTGGTCGACCATGAGACAAGAATTGCCGCTAACGAGGCTGAGTTAGCTGACCACGAAGCGAGAATAACCCAAAACACGACTGACATAGACGGACTCGACACGAGGCTAACTGCAGCAGAAGGAAGCATCACTACGCTGCAAACCACTGTGGTCAATCACACCACAAGAATCACCGCGCTTGAGTACGCCACAACGCGCAAGAAGTCAGAGGTTATATACACTGGTGTATCTCTGGTTATCCCAACCACCAGTGCAAATCTGGTTACATTGCTTAAGGCTCTTACGCCTACCAGTGGGACGCTTGCTCCATTCTTCGACACAACGACAGACAAGCTTGTTGTTTACAACGAAAACAAGACTGTCAATTTCAAATTGTCATTGATTGGGTCATGGCCTGGCGGAACAACGAACCGCTCTATTCAGTTAACGTTCTCCGGGGCAGTACCTGACACGTTGGTTAACAGTCGAAACGCAGCCACAACCACAGATAACGTATTACTGGCAACGTTCTTCAGCGTCGATGTCGGTGGATACCTTGCCACCAACGGCAGCACCATGACAATTCAGTCTAACGGCGCTGCATTCACGGCCACAACCATCAAAATCATTGCGGAACAGTAATGGAAATAAAGCTCATCGATAACCCGGTGAAGCTTGCAGAATTCCTCAACAATCCAGAAATAACAGGAAATATCGTAGATAGCGGTGACAAATACCACATCAAGCCAGATGCGGTATATCTCGGCATCTATGAAGGTGTCCTGCTGGTCGGCGTCCATGAAGTGCGAAACTTCTGGTACACCGTAGTGGAATGCCATGCCATTTATACTCCAGGCTTCAGGGGTGAGTATGCTTTGCAAGGTCACCGATTATTCTGCAAATGGCTTCTAGAAAACTCCCCTTTCACAAACAGTATTACAACCGTCCCCGACTCAACCAAATATGGTCGATCACTAATTCGCCTGCTCGGCGCTACGCGTATTGGCCATATGGATGACGCCTACTTGAAGAATGGAAAGCCATCCGGAGTTACGCTTTATCAACTCACTCGCTCACAATATGAGGAGCTAATGAAATGTTAATTTTCCATATTGCGAACAAGCATTTAAACCGCGCAGTTTATTGTGGCGGAGGTGGTGGAGATGGGGGAGCAAAGGCACAAGCTAAGGCTACACAAAAGGGAATCGATCTGCAGCGTGAGATGTGGCAGACGAACATGCAGAACCTTGCACCGTTTACGCCACTTGCTCAGCAATATGTTTCACAGCTTCAGGGATTATCTACGCTTCAGGGTCAGGGTCAGGCGCTCAACGATTACTACAACTCGCAGCAGTACAAAGACCTTGCAGGACAGGCTCGCTATCAATCCCTGATGTCTGCTGAGGCAACTGGTGGTCTTGGTTCTACCGCGACTGGTAACCAGTTAGCAGCCATTGCTCCAACGCTCGGACAGAACTGGTTATCAGGCCAGATGAACAACTACCAGAACCTGGCAAACATTGGTCTAGGTGCTTTAACTGGTCAGGCTAACGCCGGACAGAACTACGCCAACAACGCTAGTCAGTTGTACCAGCAGCAAGCTAACGCAGCGGCGGCTAATGCTAACCGGCCTTCCGGTCTGCAATCCGCCCTGGGTGGTGCAATGAGTGGCGCGGCTTCTGGAGCAATGATTGGCTCGGTTGTACCCGGGATTGGTACCGCTGCGGGTGCAATTGGTGGTGGCATTATCGGCGGTCTTGGCTCACTTTTCTAAGGAGAAATCATGGCTAGCTGGCAACAAGGTATTAGTTCAGGCGGGTTTCTCGCTGGCATCGGTCAGAACAATCAGAATGCACCACAGGCAAGTGATGCGAATACTGCTCTCGCGCTTATTCGTCAAAATAATGAAGATGAGAGATCTGGACGAAACAACATTGGCCTGCAAGCCCTTCAAGGACTAAGTTCAGTAGCGCAGTTATATCAAGCAGATGCTCAACAAAAAAGGCAACAAGAGTTTCAGCAGGCATACGGAAACGCCTATGCTTCAGGTGATCGAAATGCGATGCGGCAGCTCGCATCTCAGTACCCAGACCAAATAGAGGCCGTTCGCAACGGTATGAAATTCGTCGATGAAGATCAGCGTTCTACTGTTGGAAATCTGGCAGCCGCTGCCCGCCTTGCCGCAACCTCGCCTGAAGCGATGGGGGCATGGCTGCAGAACAACTCTGAGGACTTGAGGCGCGTTGGATTAGACCCTGCAGAGGTCGCACAAACATACCAGCAAAATCCTCAACAGTTCAGCGAATTTGTGGATCACCTTGGTATGGCAGCATTAGGACCAGTCGATTATTTCAACGTTCAAGACAAGATTGTTGGTCAGGCGTTAAATCGCGACAAGTTGAACGAAACCATTCGCAGCAATCAGGCTGGCGAAGCAAATACCAGGCGCGGTCAAGACATTACAATGCGCGGTCAGGATATCTCAGCTGCAACTGCTAGACGCGGTCAGGATATGGCTGACCGAAGAGCATCAGCAAAAGGTACTGCTGAGGGATCAGACGGGAGAGCGGTTCAACTCTCTGATGGACGTACCGTTAGCATTGTTGGGAAGCTTCATGGAGCAGGTGCTAACGCCTTCTATGAAGGTATTGATAACGATGGTAATACTGTGAGGGTGCCAGCTAATTCAATTGCCGCCCCAGCAACATCTGCAGCCAGCGCACAAAATTATGCAATGAAGAAAGATCTTGATGCAATTTCTAGCGCATCCGCTGACGACCTTGGGTTTATGACAGGTGTGACAGGTTCTTCAGGTTCACCTGCGTTTGGTGCTGACATTCGCAGCCGGGCATCTGGTGGCGACCAAAGAAAGCTCTACAATGCCGCTCAGCGCGTCCAGGGAAAGATGCAGAATCAGGGTATTGCAGCAGCGCGTGATATGGGCGCATCTGGCATCAATACCGTTGCAGAAGCAAAGATGTATTTTCAGGGAATGCCACAGGTTGATTACTCAAGCCCTGAAGCAATGCAGCAATCAATGCGCGATATCCAGCAATATACCGACAACTACAACCAGCAGTATCAGGTGAATGTAGGTAATGGCGCAAGACAGCAACCAGCATCTCAGCAACCAAGTAAGCCTAAATCTTCTGGTTATCAATCTCTATGGGGTGATTAATGGCTAAGGCATGGAAAGATGTTATTGCCTCTCCACAGTATCAGGCATTGGCACCAGAACAGAAAGCACAGGCGCAGGAGCAATACTTCAACGAGGTAGTTGCTCCGCAGGCTGGAAGCAATGCAGAGCAGGCTAAACAGGCTTTTTACTCTGCTTACCCGAAGGGTCTTTTAGAAAAAGGTAATATCGACATCCACAATCGCCCGGTTGTTAAAAATGCTGATGGAAGCATAAGCACAGTGCGCAGTATGTCTACCAATATCGATGGCAGGGAGGTTCTTATACCTACCGTCAGTGATGACGGAAGAATCATGTCTGATGACGAAGCGATTGATAATTTCATGAGAACTGGTAAGCATCTTGGGATGTTTGATAATCCTGAAGATGCCACTGCATATGCCGAGTCATTGCATAACCAGCAGGCTGATGAATATCTTCCAAAACAGAATGAATCACAACAAACACAGCAAGGGCAGCAGCCAGCGAAAGTAAATGATGGTTCTCTTGCTTCAGGATTCACGCAGCTAGCAACACAACAAAAGGAAGGGTTAGATCGCTCTGCCGAACAGGGAGCTAGCCTTGGTGCAGCAATGCGAGAGGCGGTAACTGGTGAAAGCAGGATGACTCCTGAGCTAGCGAAGCTTCAAAATGTAGGTTCTGCTCCTGAGCTAAACGCCTTTAGCACTGATGCATTGAGGGCTGGAGTCGCTCAGCTTTTTGGATCTGATGCCTCGCAGGAGCAAGTGCTGCAAAGTATGGGTGCCACTCTAAGTCAGGACGAAAAAGGCAATACTATCGTCAACCTTCCATCGGGCAGCTACGCACTAAATAAACCAGGACTCTCTCCGCAGGATGTAACATCTTTTCTTGCTAATGCATTGGCTTTTACCCCCGCCTCTAGAGCTGGAAGCGTTCTAGGTGCAGCAGCAAAGTCGGGAGCTACCGATTTAGCCTTGCAGGGAGCAACACAGGCAGTTGGTGGTGAGGATATTAACCCTCTTCAAGTTGCCGCTTCCGCGGCTCTTGGTGGGGCTGTTAAAGGCGTTGAAAGAGGGGCGGGTGCTGTTTCTAGAGCGGCTAGCGGACAAGTATCACCAGAGGCGCGCGCATCAATAAAGTTTGCAGATGAGAACTCCGTTCCATTGCACACAACCGATTTGCTCCAGCCAGTATCTAGAACTGGCAGAGCAGCACAGGCAACTGCTGAGGCGATTCCTTGGATTGGCACTAGCGGGATACGATCAACTCAGCAAGAGGCCAGAAGCAAGCTTGTTAGCGATTTTGCGGCTAAATTTGGTGAATATGACCCATCTATTGTGGTTGGCAGCCTCAAGGCTAAATCTGCAGGCATAAAAAAAGCAGCAGGAAATCGGCTTGAGCAAGTTCAAAATGCGATGACCGGCGTTAATATTCAGCCAACAAGAGCACTGCAGCAGATTGATGATGAGATAGTTGGTCTTCAGAAATTGGGCAAGGTTGCAGATACAGACACTATCAGCAAACTCCGGGCATATCGGGATGAGCTTGCTGGAGGGAATGTTGATTTGCAGCAGTTAAGTAATCTACGCAGCCAGTTTAGGCAGGATGTAAAAGGTGAGCGCTTAGTCATGCCTAATCGCTCAGATGCCGCTATCCAGCGTGTATACAGGGCAATGACAGGAGATATTGATAGCTCAATAGGACAAAACCTTGGCAACGATACTCTTCGCCGCTATAAACAGGCAAACGCCGTGTATGCAGATGAGGCCAGCAAGCTACAGAATACTCGCCTTAAGAATGTTCTTATGAAAGGTGATCTAACCCCGGAAGTGGTTAACAACATGCTTTTCAGCAAGAATAAGTCCGAGGTTCAGAATCTGTATAACTCAGTTGGTAGCATCGGAAGAAACCAGATGAGGAACGGAATCATCGGTAAGGCAATGGAGAAATCAGATGGCTCTCCAGACCAATTCCTGCGCCAACTTAACATCATGTCAAACCAGACCGGAATTGCTTTCAAAGGACAGGACGCGGCATACATTAAAGGTCTGAAAAACTACCTTGAAGAAACCAAGAGAGCAGGTCAAGCTGGAGTAGTTACGCCAACAGGGCAGGCAACAATTCCGTTTATTTTAGGTGGTGCATCTGTAGCTAACCCCAAGATGCTCGCCGTTATGGGGGGATATGCAGGGCTCGCAAGGCTATATGAAAGCAAGATAGCAAGAAATGCACTTCTCAAGATGGCGTCTACCCCAAGGGGATCTACTGATTTTGAGAAAGCTGCAGCGAAAGTTAGTGAGGTAATAAACTCAACGCTGCAGGCAGAAAATCGTTAGACATCAAGAAAAGAGTGAGAGCATTTCTGCGAAAACAGCTGCACCTATACACATCCAAAAAATGTTATAGAAATCTCGTTCGCACATATTTCCTCCGCCATGGATGGCTATTTTTTACACGGAAAGCTTTCAATTAACGCTTGTTCAGTTAAATTTGAAGCTGGCTTATTCCTTAGTTCTGGATGTTTATTAATGTAATTTGTTACAGCGTCAGTTAGTTGAATCAGCCTTGTTCGGCCTGGTGTACAAAAATAGGAACCCTCACCTAGCTCGTAGACACCAGCTACATACCCTTGGAACATGCTCCCATCTGCTGCTTCAGAAGGAGTTAAAGCATTTCCAAGGTTGGATTTAGTGAGAGACATAGACCATTTCTTGAGGTCATTTCCATCATAAAAATTGGCACAAGCATTGAATGACACCAGAATTGCAAGACCAATAATCAATCGTTTCACGCCCACCTCCTTTAGTTTTGCTTAATGTAGCACGGAGTGATCACAGCGTTAACCACATCCCGGCACAGTCCGGGATTTTTTGTACCTGCAATAAACCAACCGCGCATCACACGCGCAAGTTATAATCCAAGAGCCTACAGAAAGCTGAGCCTGAGAACTGCCGTATAGGTGGCGACCTCTCTTGGGCGGCTTTTCTGTGTGACGGGCTCGCTTTCTATAGGCAAATCGCAATGAAATATCCAACCGTATCAGTAAACGGCGTTTCCGTTCGTCTTGATGATGAAGGGCGCTACAACCTCAACGACCTTCATGCAGCAGCAGTTGCTGAAGGTAAGGCCACAGAATCACAGAGACCTGGTGAGTTTCTAAAAACAAAGCAGGTAAGGCGCTTCGTTAGGGCCCTGAGCGATGCGAAGAAAATCGCATCGGTTCTGACTATTAAGGGTGGGACACTTCAGGGAACGTGGGGCCTTGAGCTCATTGCCATCCGTTATGCGGCATGGCTTAATCCCCTGTTTGAGATTAAGGTTTATGAAACATTCCAGATGGTAATCCGCAATGGCATCAGTGCCATGTCTCGCCTGAACAAAATAGACCACATCATCAACACAGAAACTAAGCAAATTAGCCAATGCGCCAGTCAGATGGCTAAGTGGGGAATTGGTGGCAGGAAGCAATTGCTGCATGCATATCGAGATCGCGCTGCTAATGAAGTTCAGATGTACTTGCCTGGTATTGAATGAGTATTAGCCCGGGCATCCGGGCTATTTTTTTCTGTAATGTTCACTAAGTCGCTCAAACACCAGATTTTTAACCTCTTGAGATATAACGTCAGCCTCTCTTTCTGCTTCATCCCTAAATCCAGAAACTGGGGAAGGCCTACCAAGTGACTCCTCAAGCGTAGCCACTATTTCAGCATTGATAGACCGGTTGTTCATTTTCGCGCGTTGCTTAATCTTCGCGTGTAGTTCGTGCGTAAGCCTCAAGTGGAACTGCGCCTCATCGTATTTGCTGTACATCCTTGATGCCCTCACCAGTGGGTGGAATGGCATCGTAAAACCTACTGGATAAATCAACAATCGTACCATTTCGGTATGTAACTATAACCTACCGCAGCTCTGCTGTGGGGATTACTTGCGCCCGGAGCATATCAAATGACAGATACCAATTTCCTGGTCTCTATGCCTGTTACCCCGTTCTCCACGCCACGAGCATTTAAGTCAGTGGCGAATGGAAAAATCTACATCGGAAATCCTGATACTGACCCGGTAAATCCTGCCAACCAAATCCCGGTATATGTCGTTAATGAGGATGGCTCAGAGGTTCAGGTTTCACAGCCAATCATCATTAACGCCGGAGGCTTCCCCGTATACAACGGGCAAATTGCAAAGTTTATAGTTAAGCAGAACTACAGCATGGCTGTTTATGATGCTTATGGCTCGCAACAATTTTACTGGCCAGACATATCTATCATTGATCCATATTCATTTATTCAATTATTAAGATCTCCAGAAGGTGCAGGGTTAATTGGTCTAAAGCAGGGTGGCACTGTTCAGGATGGTCTTGGATGTACATATGCATCTTCATATGGGGTAATTTTGCAAACAGCTCAAAGCATACGAGATGGTATTGCAGTAGATATGTCTGAAAGGTTGCAGGCGGCAATTAACGCAGCAAAATTATCAAACACCCCTCTTGTCATTGATCATGGTTTACAAGTAGGTCCATCAACCAGTCACTATATTTATATAGAAAAAACAATTAACATTTCAGGTCTTAGGGAAATAAGGGGAGCGATGTATCTTGGGTGGCATCCTGACAAGATTCAGGCAACATTCTTCACTCCTGATAACCCACCAAGGCCGGTAGCTCTTGTTAACGCGAATGGAACATTTGACGCCAATGGTAAAATGTACTTCTCTACAACTACTGGTGGTCAGACTCTTGATACAATTGAAACATCATGTCTTCTTGATAGTTCGGATGACAAATGGATAGGTCAGTTACATATTACCGCATATACTCATTTTAAAGGTCAGTTGTGGGCTCTGAGATGTGGTACAGGAATTAGATTTGCTAACGCTTACGATAACTCATTTTCAGGGCAAATTGCCTGTGTAGATTCCGGGTCTATAAATTACGATGCATTTATGGTTGGATCATATCCATATGCAGATAAAGCTGATGAATCAAATTCATTAACACTACCAAGAATACTCTTGCATACCAACCGTTATCGAGATGGATTCATCGAAGGTAGTAAGATAACAATAAGTGGAATTCATGCGGAAGCATGCGTAGTCGGTTCTATCTCAGGAATGACGCCATATACTAGAGATGGGTTTGCACCAAATGGCATCTGTACATTGTGGATAGCCTTGACTGGAGGTAGCGTAGGTAACATTAACTATAATATTTCATCATCATCTGTAACCAATGGATGCCTGATCACAAACCTTTTGGGGACTAATATTGATGAGATATATACCGATGAAAAATCAGATGTTTTGTTAAGTGATGTTTTTTTTCTTGGTCGCGGCGGTTCTGTTTCTAACATATACTCTAGAAGTGATATATACACTAATGGCGGAAGCCCAATAACTATTAACAGTATCGCTACAACCAAGAGATTTACAAATAGCGCTACAAGATCTCAAATTGGATATGCTGACGTGGCAGGAGATGTACCCCTAAATGCCGGAACTATAGATTATCTGAAGTGCTCTGGATCGGTCACGCAAAATCAATTTGGATACATCCGTGGCGGGCAGTGTTCAGGTGATTTTACAATGACCGCATCTGGTCGCCTTGATCATTTCACTGTCAATGGTAATTATTCATGCGCGGCCATTAACCCAATAGTTTTTAATGTTACCTTTAACGGTGATTTTTCAAACACTGGGGCAGGGAATTATACTAAATGCACAATGAAGGGATTCCCTATATCTACAACAACCCTAGCCAGATACATTGATTGCAATATTAGCTCATCCATAACAGTGGCTGTTGATAGCGCAAGGGCAGAATTCACAAACTGTAGCGTATCAGGTTATGTATTCACTAATGCAATAACCCCTATAGTCAGGATTAATGGTGGCTCTACTTCATCAATCGTAATGACCGGGCAAACTGGTGTCATCGCTATAGATATGAATGTAAGAATGACAAGCGGAATACAGATAAATGGTTTCGCCATTCCTACATACACCGCAGGTGTTGGTTACGGTACCAAGACAATTAACCCATATAACGGCAATGGATATATGCTTGTTTACAACAGCAACACATCCGCTACAGAGTGGATAAACATTACCGTTCGCACATAAGGTATAAAAAAATGAATTTTAATTTAAATAAAAAATGCAAAACTAGCACAAGAATTGCTGGCTATGGAAATGTGGTTAATGGTAGTGAGTTGGATATTAATCTTACATTTCACGACCCAGATATAAACACAGTAATGATTGAAGGACCTGAAGGAGATGGAATGGCAACCGTTCATGAAGTAGTCTTTAAGGTATCATGCCCCGGGCAGATTCAGGGTGGATTTTTCACGCAGTTAGTTAAAGGTATGGACGGCGCATCGAAGGAAGACATCCTAGAAGTTGCAAAATCTATGACTATGCAAAGTAATATTTAAATCAATAATTACTATTGACGCTCAAGGTAGAGGTGATACAGATTTGGTGCAGTCTATTACCTCTGATTCATTCTCAAAGATGACCGGCGCGGATTCTGATACAAACATTGCTCTGCACCTATCTCCTGCCCGATAGAAAGATCGGATAGATGCTGCCATGGACGGCACAAATAACAGGCGGTTGCGTCTGTCATGAAAATTGATAGGCGAACCCTCCCTTGATCTGATTCCTTGATAAAACTACTGTATATAAAAACAGTATTAATCGGGTGCAGATCATGCTCAGACATTCAGACATACAGAACGCCTTCAGAAACTCACTTTCGCAAAACCAGAAGGGCTACGTATGCCTTCGTACCAGTGATTTCATCAGAGAGCTCAGGGAGAAAGGCATTCACTTCTCAGATGATGAAGCCAATAGGTGGATTGAGAGGAATCAATCGTGTTTTGCAGATAAGACTCCAGACCATAGCAACAACCGCCTGTGGATTCTGCGCAACATGGGGAGGGTGCTCTGATGGGATTTCCCTCTCCGGCCAACGACTATGCACGGCGAGCTCTCACAGTTGACATGATATGTGGCACCGGTCCAAACACCAGAACCATAGAGACGGCGACTGGCTATGCTGTGCTTGATCTGTCACTCAAACCAAAGCAGAACAGCACGGTAATGATTTCCTATTCAGGGATAACCGATTTTGCGAAGGTGATGGGGAAGTCACTTGTTACCAGGGATGGGGAAGCGATTGAAGGTGATGCGTTGGATGAAGTCGAGGTTAAAGGAGTAGTGACGTTCATCATCAACCGGGCAACCCAAGACGATGATGATTGCCCGGTAATGTGAGGCAGAATCACGCTACCTTGCCATCCAGATAATCAGCCCACCATTGCATCATCTCTCTGCGTGTATCGAGATATGCAGCATGGTTATAGACGGATCGAGTTCCTCCGCTAACGTGGGCTAACTGCATCTCTATGGCATCACTGTTCCAGTGCTTCTCGTTCAACACGGTGCTGAACTGGTGCCTAAATCCATGGCCGCTGGTTTGTCCTTCATATCCAATATTACGGATGACGCCAAGGATGGCGTTTTCGCTGATTGGCTTCTTCCTGTCATTTCTGCCAGGGAAGCAAAGCTCGTACTGGCCAGTGATACTTTGCAAAAAACGGAAAAGTTCGATAACCTGGTCTGACATTGGGATGACATGCAGCCTTCTTCCCTTCATAACCTCAGGGTCAACGCTGATTAACCTGTTTTCGTAATCTATTCCTGCCCATACCAGCGAACGTAATTCGATTGTACGCATGGCTGTGTAATGAAGAATCTGCGTCGCAATTTTGGTTACTATCCATCCACCGTATGCATTTAAAGCATTCTGGAACTCATGAATGCGATGCATGGGAAGGAAGGGGTAGTTTTTCTTTCTGTAACCCCTCATTGCTCCAGCAAGGTCTCTCGATGGATTAAATCTTGCTCTTCCAGTTGCTATTGCATAACTGAAAACCTCACCGCATCTGCGCCTCGCCTTATCAGCGCGTTCCATCGCTCCCCTGTCTTCAAAAAGCCTTATCACCTTCAGAAGAACCATCGGTTCAACGTCATCCATTTTCAGATGTCCGATGATCGGTAGTATGTCATCCGTGAACATGCTCATCATCTCGTCGGCGTAACCCTTCGACCATACCTTTGATTTATGGGCGTGCCATTCCATGAAGATATCCCCAAAGGTATCAGCCATCTCTTCTTTCTCTTTCTTCTTTATGGCCTGTTTCTGTTCTGCCGGATCAACGCCTGCCAGCAGCTTCATTTTGGCTTCTGACTGCCTTGCTCTGGCCTCAGTGAGTGGGATTTCAGGATAGGGCCCAATGACTAGAGTTTTTTCTTTCCCTTCGAACCGGTACCGCAT